TGTTGCCATGATTATATCCTCCTAATTTATATGATGTAGTCTTTAGGCCGTCGACTATACTCGTCTACATCAAATTAATAATTGTATAGTAAGCGATTTATACTACTTTTTTTCAAATAGCGCAAGGGATCCCCTCAACAATGTTTGATTTTGGTGATAGTGCTTAAGTGGCTATCGAAACTTGGTCTTGGACTTCGCTTATTTTAGTTTGAAGCGTTTGTTCTTCAAACTCTTTGGCAATGATTTCTTTAACAATTTCCTGAATTTTCTTGTCAATATAGGACATATTAATATTATACTTGCCCTCCTTCAGGTGTTCCTGTTGCCATTCTAACTCCAAGGACTTCTTTTGTATGTACAGGTCTTGGGTCATTTGTAACCTCCTCATAGGTTATCCATTTACCACTTTTAGTAGTAAATCCATTTTTTTCAAATAATACCTCATTTTTTCCTAGTTTGTCAAGGATAGAGTTTTCGATACCTTGAGGAGAATCTTCCGCTGTGACTCGAAAATCAGCAGAATAGCCACAATATCGAATTTTTATTAGAAAAGTTTTCATATTAATTTCTTAATTATAACATAGAAATGGGGCGACATTGCGGCCGCCCCATCTTTTTTTAGTTAAGATTTGTGTGTATGTTACTACGCACCTGGTGATGCATAGATACCTCTAGGGTCAGATGCGCCAAAAACGTATCTTTCTCTAGCTTTATATCTAACATTGCCAGTATCGAAATCGCCTTCCATTGAAGTTTTCAATGGGGCTCTGTCGAAATGTTTCATCCCGTTTGGAACATCGGTGATAATATACCAAGCATCAGTATCTGAAAGATAGTGATTAACTCTAAAACCTTGTGGGATCATTCCCATGTTTTTTAGAGCATTGATATCGTTATCTGCTGTTCCTGTTCTACCAGGAGACTTTAAGATCCTCTCAGCAGTAAATTGTAGCGCAGAAGGAATGATCATTTTCATTCCTCTAGCTGCAATTTTAAGACCACGTTCATCAGTGAATGCAGCAATATCAATTAATGCTTGCTCCAATGATGTTTCGTTAAGGTCCGCTGCAGTAGCGAGGGTATTACTAAACGTACCTGCAATCGTTGGGTGAGACGCGTTTATTAAAGAAACAGCGTCACCTGTTTTGAATGTAGCTACAGCAGGTAGTCCATTGTTTAATGGGACCGCTGCTTTTACTTGTTTAGCATTTGCCATAGATCTTGCCAAAGCTTTTGTATAACGAGAAGAAAGTCTGTCATAGAGGTTGTCCTCCATGGCTTCTTCTGTAATAGCGAAAGCTAAAGCGACAGTTTCCATAGTATAACGAGCTGTGAAGGTTTCTTGCGCTTCGTCGTAATTTACGCCCTGACCTTCAGGTTTAACATCTGCGTTTGCAAATCCCGATAACATAACTTCCTCTTCGAAAGCTCTGTCAGATGATTCAGTTGCATAAATTTCTTTATGTTCCTGATCATAACGTCTGTATTCCAGCCCAAATAGTGCATTTAGGCCAGGTTCTAGTTCTTTGACTAGTTGTGATCGTGAAATCGCCATGTTCTATATGCTCCTATTATTGCCAAGTGATACCAGCAGTACCAGTGTTTTGTAAGTACTGATTGAGGTTGTGAGCAACGATAACTGACGTATAAGCGGCAGTTAAATCTTTGTTCTCAGGGTCCTCAGCAGTTCTTATCAATCTCCACTGATTTGCGGTAGCACTCACAGTGCCGGTTGTTAACGTTGAACTTGATTGTCCATTTATTTCGCTGCCTGCTGCAGTCACAGTCAGGCCATATGTTTTACCATATCCTGCTTGCGCTACTGCACCATCTGTACTGCAGAGAAAAAGTTGTGTTGGATTGTCAATCACGAACGCCGTTAAGTCTTCACTGTTGGCTGGAGTAATCGGTTGATTGTACCAGTTAGCCCACGTCGGCTTTAAAGTAGTCGTCGCGTTATAAAAGATACCATTCAGCACACCAATACTTAGGTTTGTAATAGCAGCTTGCGCAGTCTTGATATATCCCACTTTACTCTGCACTGCAGAGCCTTGAAATAAATCAGTGTCATACGCAGCATCTATGTAGTATTTGCCTTGTCCTTGAGGAGCTGGCGTTGAGCCAATGCATCCCTGAGAAATCAAGCCAAACCCTTGTGTATTACTGTTTGCCATAGTTGTTACTCCGTGTGTTTACAGTTTTACCTGTAAACGGTTATTAAAAATTCAGTGATGAGAGAATTGTTAAAAAATTAACTTTTCTTTGTACCACCGAAGGTTACGCTCGTCTGTCGATCAATATTGATCGGCATACTTGGATGCTGTTCCTTCATTAGATCGGAGTCTACAGCTTCGTCACGTGCTTCAGTTTGTTTTTTGAAGTATTCGTCACGTTGCTTCGCGATCTCTTCGGGTATCCTAGCCAGCAATAGGCCACCAACCCCAATAATCCCAGAGTATTTTCCGTCTTTTACAACGGGATAGTCTTGATCTTGATATTCATCGGCTCTAACCAATTCCCACCCGGATCTTAATTGACCCATGACGTTCTTGGTATCGTCGAAACCGACAATCTCAGACCTAATCCATCTATGCCTGAATCCTGCAGGCGCTTTGGGAGCATCTAGAGATGTTGGAGGAGTCCACTTTTTAGGTCTTTCAGTTTTAGACCTAGTTTGACTCGCACGAGAAGTTATTTTTGTTTCTTTTACCATATGCTTATGCCTCCTTCGTGAGTTTTAATTGTTTCGCATATTCTTCGAGTGGCACACCTAATTTTTTAGCAATTGCTACCTGTGAAGGTGTGAGTCTTACAGTTTGGCGTCCTGGTTTCACGCTTCTTGTCGCAGAAGCAACCGTCTGAACGGGTTCGGACGTTTTTCTAGTTTCACTCTTATCAAATTTATGGGGAAAGTCAACTCTTATTCTTTTGTCTATTTCCGCATAGTAGTCATCCGTCTTAGGATCAAATCCTTCTTTGTCGACAAGATCCTTATGGATTTCAAAGGCTGTAAACGTCATCGCTCGGTCGTGCCCGAACCATCGGTTTTGTCCAGCCCAGGTCTCAGCCTTAGGATCAGGATCTGGCAAACTCCGAGGAGTTCGCTCAGGAAGATAACCTCCGTGAGATAACTTAGGTTCTCCCACCGATTCTTCCTCTTTTCCTGCCTTAGTGGCTAAAAGTTTGGCATGATCAAAAGAAAGCGTTGCTATTCTTTTGTTTGCCTCGACTTGAGCTTTGGCGTCTCCAGCTTCAATGGCTGCTCCCAGTTCTTTTTGGGCAGCTTCCAATCCGCTATTAACGCTACTCTCAAGTTTAGCAACATAATCCTTATCCACTTTTTGGAATCGGGATTCCATTGCTTGTCGGTTAGATTCCACCGCTTGGGCATAATCCAACGCTGCCTTTTCTCTACGTTCTGATTCACGCATTCTGCGCGTCAGTTTCGAGATTCGGCCTTGTACTCCTTTACTGTATTCTTCTAGCTTTTGGTCTTCTTGTGGTTTGCTAGTTTGAACATCAGGCTGCTTATCAGATTCCGCAGGTGCGTCATCGGGCTTAGCAACGTCTTCAGTAGTCTTTGTTTCTTGGTCATCTTTTACCTCCACTTCTGTTTCAGTGACCTTATCCGCGGGTAATTCGACATCGGCTCCTGGGCCTGAAGTGTCAAGTTCCACCATCGGTTCGTTCTTTTTTTCGATTTTTTCTTCAGTTTTCTCTGGCATAGTTTCCTCCTATGTTACATGGATGAGATCTGTTGGGTCCTCAACTGTTGCTAAAATCTCATCGTCATTTAACAACCGGACTTCGCCGTCCTCGATTTGAATTCGAGAACCAGCATATCGGGCAAATATTACCCAATCTCCTACCTTGCACCACGGGCCTTCCGGAAATCGCTCTTTGTCATAGGCATGAGGACCTATAGCAAGAACATTTCCGCAAGTTGATGCAATATACGCTCTTTCCATCGCTTGATCAGAATAAATGATTCCTCCCTTACTCTTTTCAGCTGATTTGAAAGGCAATACCAAAATTCGCCAGCCCGCTGGCTTCGGTAATCTTTTATGTTCGTTTTTGTATTTTTCTTCCAAAGCTAATTTATGCTTTGGGGACTCTTGGTTTGATGTCGACGATTGTTCCTTTAGTGTCACGTTGCTCCTTGTTTTCTAGCAGGTTAGATATTTCCTGTCGCACTGATTCCAGTGCATGTATTTGACCCGTAATATACTTGTAAGTTTCCATATTGTCAACCCCTCCCGAAGTAATATTAATCGCAAGGGCTTGAATTCTAATTTCGCAGCCTTTCTTAAGTTTATATAAAATTTGTAATGGATCCTCTACGGCCATATTTATTTTCTTTTTCCGTTTACTCTTTTTTTCTTTAATTTCTTTTTATAAGCCTCTGTTAATTTTGTGCCTAAAGTAGGCTTAATTTTAATGGGCTCTATATTCTGTCTTTTATTCCACCAACTCATATTATCCTTTATGCAAATCTCCACCTGGTTTAAATCTTTTTGCTAAAGCTTTACGTCTTGGCGTACAAGTCGGTTTGGTCATTGGGGTACAATATCCTTTATGTTTTGGATCAATGGCTTTTTGAATCCATTTGCCATTTCCACCTTCTTTAAGAGCTACTCGTCCACCTTTTTCATGAATTGATAACTGAGGTTTATAACCAGGTTTATATGGTCCACCTTTCGTTAACGTCTTATGAATAGGACTTAACGTATTCCAATAATTACTCATTATTACGCTTTAAGTTCTTTAACGATTCGTTTCTTTTCAGCTTTAAGGTTTTTCTTACCTTTTTTCGTGTATGCTTTTTCAGCATCCACTCTACCAAGTTCTTCTATCTTGTCTGTCTTACCACCTAGTCTAAAGCCAGCTCGTCCACCTTTTTTAAAAGCTCTATCACGTAGACCTATTCGACCACCTTTGTTGTACATTGGTCCGCCACGCATGCCCATGTCATCAGGATAATATCCTGAACGCATATCTCTTCGTGCAGTACCAACACCACCAACGGGGGCCACACCACCAAATTGCAGTGCTGCTCGTCCTGTGCCTTTAGTTTGAACTCCTAGTTTTTTATGTGCCATATATTGCTCCTTGATTAATGATTATAGCTTATTGTTAAATTCAAGTCTAGTCTTTTTTAAAAGTTTTCTTAAGAATGGCAGGAGTTGCTTTAACACCACCCCATACGTTCTGAGCTTTAGTTGTAATCTTTTTTGTAGTTCCTTTAACAGATTCAACAAAAACTTGACCCCAGCCCTTACCCTTAGTGAGAGCTTTTTGATGTTTTAGATCAGTCATTTTTTCTTACCTCCATTTCTAAATATTTGTGTTCCTTTTATTCCAAAAATGCTCGCTACGACGGTAATCCACAAAGTTTGGAACCATATCGGCAGTGAGCCAAAATGATGAAAGAAAAGTTCTACCTTCTGCATCATTACCGGATCGTCACTGAAAACTCCCCAGGCGAGCACAATTATGGGCGCCGAAATAACCAAAAGGACGAATTCGTCCTTAAAATCATTTGTTCGGGCTTCTAACAATTTGCCCTGGTAAGATTCTTCTCCTCGCGCCATGCGCTCGGCATGGAGCAAAGCGGCATCCGACATAGCCATCTTAGTTCTTTGTTTATTAGAATAAACTTTAGCTCCTGCTTGTAGAGCAATCTTTGCTAATCCGAACCACATATTAGAACCAAGTTGCTGTCTGTTTTCTAGCTTTACCTGTGCCTTTAACCGTTACAGTTTGAGATTTGTGTGGATTAGTTGCTTCAATAGTTTTAGCGTCGCCATAACCATCTTTGTTCGTACCCACGATCTTAGTAACCTTTGGTTCTTTTACAAAGCCAGATCCTTTTTGCCAATCTTTGTCTTTTGCCATATTTCCTCCTTACTTGTTATAAATTAACTTCTTGGGCCTTTCAAGGTCTTTACATCCTTACGTTTCATATAATCGGATTCTTTTTTCGCTCGATTAGCCATTCTTTGTTTTGTTAAAGACGTATCCGCTCTTAATTCGGCTAATTCTTCGTTTTGTTCAAGTTTATCTTCGGTAATTTCCCGATTTTGAACTAATTTAGCTTTATCGATATTAATTCGAGCTTCCGTTTCCTCTTTTTTACGCTGATTTTCTCTTGCCTTCAAATCTATCTCTCTAGACTTAAGTTTAAGCAATGGATCAGCATCAAATTGGGAAGTAATGCGTTTTTCTTCCTTCATAAACTCTTCCATCATTTCAGAAATCAAAACTGCTTTTCTTGCTTCAATTTTCATCGACATTTGTTGTAATTGTTGATGAGCTTGAGGATTCTGCATTGATTGTTGTTGTAATTGTTGAATCATTGGCATTTCCTGAGCAAATTCTACTTCAACTTGCTCTTGAGCCATCAAACCGATGTGTTGTAAAATATCTTTTTCCAAAGCAGCCATCACTGGCGGATTATTTCGCACTAAATTCGTTGCCATGAAATAAAGATGGGCTGTAATATGTGCTCTGTGATCTTGACCTCGATACGCTTGAAAAGGTTTACCTGTTAAAGCGTCAATATTTTCCAACGCTGGATCTTTAGGTTGTTGTGGCGGAGGCGGAGGTAAAATTTTATCAATATCTTTAACTCCCAACGCTTCGTACATCTTTCGATACGACATATAAAGGTTGTGCATTTGTGGATTTGACATGGCTAACTGCAATTCGGTCTGTGCCATCGTAATTCTTTGTGTTTGTGAAAAAATATTTGGATCAGCAACCGGTAAAACATCAATTCTTTGATCAAAATCTTGAACTTTAATTTCTCTTTGTCCTCCAACCACATCATAAGGATAAGTAGGAGGTAAATATTGTGCAAAAACTTTAGCTAACAGTTCAAATTCTCTTTTTAATCCAACGTAGAGTCTTTTGTGAATCGCACTCATGACTCTGGAACCTCTTTCAAGCAACGCTACCGTTGTTCCAACTGCTGCTTGCTGATTAGCATCGCCAACCTGCATATCAGCGATGGAGGCAAAACGTTGTCCTGCTGCCACGACAATTCCCATGAGTTGAAGAAGCGTTTGTGAAGGTTCCTTGTAAGGTAAAAATTGAAAAGCGTCCTTTAATGATCCTCCAGGAGCATCGACATCCCTGAATTCTCCAGGCTGAATGGCCTGAGCGTCATCTCGGACACGCACGCCTCTAATTTTAAAGCCTGCGGGTAAATTGGATAAAGTCCCTGCGTCCAGTAATTGGCGGAGAGCGACCGTTGCCGTTCGACTCAATCCGCCAATCATGTGAATCAATCCAAAACCATAAAATCCTAGTC